CCGGCACAGGCTCCGGGAAAAGCAGCGTGATGAGGGAGATTATTTACCACATTATTCAAACTACAGAGGACAAAGTAGGCATTGTGGCTTTGGAAGAGAGTGTTGCAGAGACAGCTAGAAAGTTGTCCTCGATGGTCTTGAATCGAAATTCTTCAAAGGAGATGATCCCACTTGAAGAATTGAAAGTTGGCTTCGATCAGGTTTTTGCTGACGACCGCATAGTATTGCTTGACCACCAAGGTTCGATGGGTGAGTCTGACATCATTTCACAGTTAGAGTACATGGCGTTAAGCGGGTGCAAATATCTGTTTATCGATCACGTGACAATCCTCGTTTCGGAATTTGAAAGCAATTTGTCTGGAAATGAGGCTATCGATCGGGTGATGAATGAATTATTGAAATTGGTGAAAAGATATCCAATAAACATCTGTTTAATCTCCCACCTTAGGAAGGTCCCCAGCGCCTCAAAATCATTTGAAAGTGGAAAGCTTCCGGATCTTGACGACATCAAGGGAAGTGGTTCAATCAAACAAATTGCGATGGACGTCATTGCCTTCTCGCGCAACATGTCGGAGGAGAATGAAGAGATAAGAAATCGCGTCCAAGTGGCCGTGTTGAAAAGCCGCTTTACCGGCTTGACAGGGCCCGTCAAGGGCTTCTATTATGACTATAATACTGGGAGAATTTTTAAGCAAGAAGATGATGAGAGTTTCTAAATGAACGTAGATTACGTAAGGAAAAGACTCCAGTACAATCCGGAGACTGGGATTTTTATTTGGAAGGAGGTTGAAAAAATACATGCATGAATCCCGAAGTGGAAGAACCCCTAAAAATTGTTTGGTGGTCGGATCTAGTGTTCGGAGAGGTTTTTTCGGATCAATTGTGCAAACAGATATCCCTGTTGTATGTACCAATAAAGATGATGAAAACGTAAGGAAAATGCTTAAGGAGCTGAAAGATTCTAGAAATAATATTCTTTCGGAAGCTGAACAAAAGATAAACAATTTGCCAAAAATGGAAGTAGATTTGCGGCGAAATGTACATCTGGAGACTTTCGAAACCCCAGAGGAAGCATCGGAGGTGTACCAGCAATCGGAGGTTGAAAAAATACATGCATGAATCCAGAAGTGGAAAAATCGCCCAAAGTTGTATGGTGGCCGGATCTGACTTTTGGTCCCATAAATCTCTGGAACTGCCCCTATTACAAACGCAAAGGAGAAAAAATTGACAGAAACCCCGTGGAGTTCCATCGGCTATCTCACCTACAAGCGGACGTACGCAAGAAAGTTGAATGAAGACAGTGAGGCAACGGAGGAATGGCACGATACGATTGTTCGAGTCATCGATGCCTGTAAGAACCAGCTTAAAGTCGGATTCACGGACGATGAAGAAGATCGATTATACGATTATCTATACTATTTGAAAGGTTTTGTTGCCGGACGTTTCTTGTGGCAGCTTGGCACAAAAACTGTCGACCGCCTCGGGTTGCCTTCCTTACAAAATTGCGCTTTCGTTAAGTTTGACGAAGCTGTGGATCCTTTCGTATGGACATTCCACATGCTTATGCTTGGATGCGGGGTTGGCTTCAATATCCAACGCCACAACGTCGACAAGATCCCTCCAATTAAACCCTGGTTTAAAGCCCCTACTGTTGTGGACGATGGTGGTGCTGATTTCATCGTACCTGACTCGAGCGAAGGTTGGACGAAATTGCTCGGCAAGGTACTGAAGGCAGCATTTTTCTCAGACTCACCATCCAAAGGGACGTTTACATACTCAACCCAAGTGGTCAGGGACTATGGGAAACCAATCAAAGGATTTGGTGGAACCGCATCTGGAGCTGGGCCACTGGTAGAAAACATAGGAAAGATTTCGAAGGTACTTGAGAAACGAAGGAATCGGAAGCTGCGGCCAATAGACGCTTTGGATATAATGAATCTTATTGGAGCCACCGTGGTCGCGGGCAATGTGCGCAGAAGTGCAGAAATCGCCATCTTCGATTGTGACGACATTGAATGTCTCCTTGCCAAACGCTTCGATCTGGGCAATGTGCCGTCACATAGAGCCATGTCCAATAATTCTGTGGTATGCAATGATATCGACGACTTACACGAATACTTTTGGGACACATACCGTGGCCACAATGAGCCTCTGGGTCTCATCAATCTTAAATTGGCACAAAGCTGTGGAAGATTGGGCGACTTTGATTATCCTGATCCTCTTGTCGAGGGATTCAATCCGTTTCATGTGGGCGGATTTCAAATCGTGTGAATTCGGTGAACAACCAAAAAGGTCAATACCGAGCCAACCTAAGGAGGCTTAAGATTAGATGAAACATGAACAAATAAAGAAATTCATTGCAATACTGGGGCAACCTCTCATTGTATCGATTTTTTCCAAAGGTAGCTGTGTAGATTTTGCATTTGCATTAAAAGCACTAATACCTAAGGGAAGTGTAATAAGATCTGATGAGATAGGCTATGTGTGGTTTTATTTTGATGGCCATCATTATGATATAAAAGGTTGCTCTGAAAGATTGAAAGAATTATATTTGAATAAGCTAGCTTACGAGATTAATGAAGAAGATCTTAGATTAAGGTTGGTGTAACGACTATCCTTTCGGGGAGTACATCCAAGCGGATGGAAGCGCACGGCATCAATCCTGGTAGGATGATGATGATATAGTCTGATCTGCATGGTAACATGCAGCAGTTCTGAAAAGAACGGGTGAGGCGTAGCGTACCTCATTGAACATTTTGGTGCAGAACAAGGTCTGGCAAACTATGAAACGTGCTGTCTAAGCGAGGGGTCCTACCAAACATTGAGAGTAGGGAAGAACTGCTGGATGTCGTTGAACTTTTGTATAAGGTGAATAAGCACGCGCTGAGACTGCCGGCTCCATACCAAAAAACTGAAGAAATCGTCCACAAAAATATGCGTATGGGAATTGGCATCACCGGATATCTACAGGCAAGTGAAGAGCAGAAAAGCTGGTTATCGGATTGTTACGAATACATACGTGACTTCGATAACAAATACAGCGAAATCAATAAGATGCCAAGATCGGTTAAATTGACCACAGTAAAACCTTCTGGGAGTCTTTCTTTGTTGCCCGGAGTTACTCCCGGTGCTCATCCGGCTTATGCAAGGTATATGTATCGGAGGATCCGGGTCGCTGCAAGCCACATATTGGTGGACGTTTGCAGAAAGAATGGATATCCAGTGGAATATGTAAAGAGGTTTGATGGCACAGAAGATTACGGCACAGTCGTAATAACATTCCCGTATTCTTATCCGGAGGGAACCCGGCTAGCCAAGGATATGACTGCGCTGGATCAGTTAGAAGTTATAAAGGAATTGCAGACCAATTGGTCAGACAATTCCGTTTCTTGCACTATTTATTACAAAAAGGAAGAGCTCCCAGCAATACAAGAATATCTCTCCAAGCATTACAAGAATGGCCACAAAACACTCTCTTTCCTTCTCCACAGTGAGCATGGGTTCATTCAAGCTCCATATGAGGAGATTACCAAGGAGCAATACGATAATCTAGTTGCGAATACCAAGCCGATAACTTCCTTATCCGAAGGTTTGGATTTGGATGAATCCGACGTTGATTGTGCAACAGGGGCATGTCCGATACGATGAAAATTAAATTTTGGATATTAGGAGATCACACTGGAGCCATTATGGAAGCTCCAGGAGATGATGTAATCACCGTACGTTTCGCTGACCTTGATGGTCTTGCTGATTGTGCTCGATTCAAATCAAGGAAGGAAGCACTGGAGTTTGCGAGACAACATGAAGTTTTCGAGGCCAATCCAATGAAAGTGGAGGTGAAAATCTATGATCAACAAATTGGAATTTCTGCTGGTCCAAGCTCTCCTATTGAATCTTGGTAACGAAAAACTTGCCAAGGTTTTGCATGAAATGCATAAGATCGTTTTGGAGATGAAAGGCAATGTTGATATGCAAAGTGAAGCAAATCAAGGGCCTCCAAAAGTTCATGGGAACTGAGGAAACAATACACGTAATCGAAAAAGAGAGTGATATTGATAAAATGATCACGGACGGATTGCCGAATATCCGCGCATCATTTTTTAAGAACAATTTTGAGCATATTTCAATCGACAAGAGATTAAGATTTTGCATTTTATACTCCGTGTTAAATGATAATGTTTACATTCTCAAAAAGAAGCTTCTGAAAAAATATAAAGAGGCGTTGAGTATCCGGAGAAAGGTATATGAACATCGCCAGGTTTCTGCGTCCTAAGATCTATAAATCCGAAATGAAGCTCATCAATCTAAATGAAGATGAGCTAGTGAAAAAAATTCTTGATGGAGAATTAGTATTCGACAAAGGTTACATAAACAAGTTTGCTCCTTCAGGTTACATTTCCAAAGGAGGTGTATTCAAGCTTTATAGCGAGTATGCACCTTTTTCTTTGAATGTCTCATATTTTATGGTAAACGGTATTGATAGAAACCATGAAATTAGAGACGGAGAAAAGCACTGGACGAATTACGCCAGGCTTTATACAGTGATTTCCAATAAGATGGAGCTATGACAATGCTATCTTCACAAGCTTTTTACTTACTGACGGCGTTGGAAGAAGAACCGCGTCGACTCCACAAAATAGAGTTGTTGCGCGAACTTCTAGACGAGCCGCTAATAAAGAAGATCGTTGTCGCAACTTACGAACCAAGTGTCAACTACTATCTGCGTAGCGTTCCTACTGATATTCTCCGTGGAGATAACGACTTCGATGAAGAGACTTGGGAATTTCTTGATGCCCTGTCAGAAAGAGCACTGACTGGTAATGAAGCGAAAATCGCTTTATGGAAAGAACTTCGACGACTCAATGGAGAATCCCAACGTCTCTTAACATGCATCCTGGAGAGAGATCTCCGAGTCGGGATTGCCGTGAAGTCAATCAACGCAGCACATCCGAAATTGATTACGGAAGTGCCATACATGCGCTGCGAGTCATTCGATAAGATCCTCCCCGCATCATTGACATGGGCCAACGGTGTCTATGTCCAAGAAAAACTGGATGGGATGTTTGCTTATCTAACAAATTCCTGGCTGATTTCCAGAAAAGGAAAACGTTTTGACCTGAGATTACTTCCCGAACTTGCTGGCGAGGCCAAATCTTTGACAGAGGGGATGGTCTATTCAGGAGAGTTGATCGTAAAGCTCAATGGCAGAGTTTTGGACAGAAAGACAGGCAATGGGATCCTGAATTCTTTGCTTCAGAATGGCGAGTTATTACCAATTTACAAAGTGGAATATCGAGCTTGGGATGAAATCCCCTTGGAGTATTTCGATATTGGGAAAAACTTCATGAAAGCTTACAACAGGAGATTTGCCAGTGTTTTGAATATTAGTGGAAAATATATATCTCCTGTGGAATCGGAAATTTGTCATTCTTTGGAGGAAGCTTTTGAGATTTACGACAAGGTAATTTCTTTGGGTGGTGAAGGAATCGTTCTCAAGAATTTTGACTTGAATTGGAAGTCCGGAACTTCCAAAGGGATGATAAAGCTGAAAGAGCAGAAGGAAATTGATCTAATGGTAATCGGTCAAACTCCTGGCACTGGGAAGAACACCGGAACATTCGGATCATTGGTGTGCTCCACTTCCGATGGAAAATTGGAGGTAAATGTTGGAGGATTTTCCGATGTAGAACGAACTGAAATTTGGCAAGGTGCTATAATTACCGTGAGGTATAATGGTGTAATTTGGAACAAAATTAATGGGAAGTTAACGCTCTTTCTCCCAAGATTTATGGAAAGGCGTTTGGACAAAACAACTCCGGACAAAACACCATGTTAAAAAGAACAGCAATTAATCTTTTGAATGAAAAATTGGGAGCTTGGCTAGAAACATTGCCTTTGGATCTCGCTTTGGAGGCAAAGGAGAGTATCTTTGTGGCAGGCGGAGCTGTCTTGTCACTTATGCGAGATTCCACTCCGAATGATTACGACATCTACTTCAAAGACAAAAGGTCGTTATTGGCAATTCTTAAGCATTATGGGCGCGACTACGCCGAAGTAACATTTAAGGACATTCTTGGTGAATGCTCAAATAGGGTCTTGATGGGGCAGCCGGTAAGCCTCGATAAGAAGAAAGCCTATGATCCGATTTTCTGCACATCAAATGCTCTCACGTTGGATGGGAATATCCAAATAATAATTAGGTATTATGGAAGTCCAGGGAATGTGGTTAGAAACTTTGATTGGGCGCACACACTGTGTTATTATGATATGGCCGAAGAGCGCCTATCTGTAATGCCAGAAGCTTCCAGAAGCGCGTTGGCAAATGAACTGATTTACAGGCCAGGTGCTTATCCGCTTTCTTCTTT